TTTTTAGATGGTCTATAATGTTACGATACTCTTCTGGTATCTCATTAATATATTCATCTACTTGAGCATCAACAGTCTTTTTAATTCCTGCAACTAAGGTTTCCTGCTCATCCTTAATTTCGTCATCCTCCATTTCAACTAAAACACCATCTTTAATCAAGTCTTTAGTTAAAGTATCAAACCCATCCCCTTTTTCTTCTTCTTTCTTAATTTCCTCAGCTTTGTAGTCTTTCAACTCACCTGCATCGAACTTTTTTAAGAAATCTTTCTCTTCTTCGTCTAAGTCTTCTTCCTTCTTTTCTTTAAGAACATCTGCAGTTTTTTGCAAGTCCTCTTGAAGTTCTTCTGGAGACTTTTCGTCTTCTTTAATATCTTCTTTTTTAGTATCTACTTTACCTTCTTCTTCCTCTTCTTCTTTCTTATCTTCTTTCTTAGTTTCTACTTTTTTAGGATCTTCGACTAACGTAGTCTTTTCTTTAATCCTTTCATCTTCTTCGCTTGAACTTGTATCTCCAAACGAATAACTGTCAAAGAACGTTCCTTTTAAAGGATTGTTTTCATCTTTCATATGTTGCTTTTGTTTAGTTTTTCAAATATAGTAATAAAAAGTATAAAGCATAACAAACTTTGTTATACTTTAATCTACTTTTTTACGTTTACTTAGCTTAATTATCCAACGCCTAGTTTTCCACTTATAGCAGCTTTACTACTTTTAGCTTTTTTCCTTGCTTTACGAGCGCGATTACCTTCAGGTAAATCATAATATCCTGCATCAGGAGCTGCAGTATAAGGTACGTACTGTTCTAGTCTTGATGGGCCTGGAGCTTCGATTACAGGTACAGAAACTGGTTTAGATCTTTGGAATCTAAAAGGTACATTCTTTTTACTAAATTTAACTTTTCCAGGTTTTACATACCCTGGAGATTTTCTTACATTACGTCCAGGTTTACGACGACGTCCAGGACTTTCAATTTCTAATACTGCCATAGTTTCTATTTGATAAATACACTTTGTTTAATTTTACCTGCTTCATAAGCACTTGCTTCTTTTTTAGCAGTTTCTCTTTTAGGACTCTTTACTGAAAGTATTTCAAAACGTGCCTCTACATCATCCTTAGATAAATTAGAATATTCATCCAAGTCCCATTTACTAATTTCAGATATAGATTTCATTTTTACTTTTAGAGTGATCTCATATGTACCACTAATTCCCCATTCTTTGATTTCAGGTAGTTCATTACTATTCAGATTGACACTACCTATTTGTCGTTGTTTTTTAGACATTTTACTACTTATTTTTTCAGTTATCATTATTTTTTAACTTTAGACCTTTTCTCTCCAACTACTTTGTTTTTGAGTGCAGTCACATTATTAGCTTTAGCTATCCTTTCATCAGAAGCTATTTTTTCTCTTTTAATTTTATTATCCTCCTTCTTAATCTCGAATTCAGATTTTTGTTTTTGGATATCTGCGTTTAATTTGTTTTGATCAATAAATTGACTAAAGGCTTCTCTACCCTGGTCTAAGGCAAATTTACCTTGCTCAATTACATCAGGTATTCCATTAGCATTCATATCAGTGTCTTGAGAGAAACCTAAAGCACCAATAATCGCTACCTCTACCTTAGCCTCTCTATCCAGTTGTTTCTGGATATCTTCTTTATTTCTGATATTCATATCATGCAGTCTTTGAGCGTCCTTAGCAGCTTCTAATCTTTCAGCCTCCAATTTAGCTTGTTCAGCCATATTAGTATCAAACTCTCTTTCAGAAGCAATAATACTAGATGAAATCTCAGTAATACTTTCAGATCTGTAGATATTAATAATATCAGAGAATTTAGTTTTCTCTTGCTGTAAAGCAATTTGTGCAAGACCTTCAAGTTTCTGCTTAATAGCGTGGTCTTTAATACTATCAGTTACAAATACATTGTAGTTAGTATCGTCATAATCACTTCCATCTATTTCTAAAATAGAGGCTTCAACATCATTAACAATATATTGAATCTTTCTATTCTCTGTAGATGATTGTCTGAAATTATAAACATAAGCATTTAAAACCTTTTCTTTAACGCTATTATGGTAAAAGAACCAAGGCTCAGTAATATGAGTAGATTGCTGAATAGCTCTTTCTACTCCACCTACAGTTTCTGATGACTTAACATCAGCTTCTCTTTGTCTACTAATACCAGTAATACGATCTACCTGATCCTCTAATTCCCTGAGTACCTGTAAGTATTGTCCTACTACTTGAGATAAAGACATATCAATATCTCCCATGGCCTGAGCCTGACTAATAGAATCAGTATCTCCTTTTCTACCCTCTTCCATAGAGTTATACCATACAATTCCTGTATTATCGAAATGGTACATCCACTCATCCATATCCATTCCCATAGACTTAGGGAGTTTAGCATAGTCCATAGCGTACTTCTTACCTTTAGCTTTAGCAAGTTCTTGCTCTAACCTCCACCAAATAATCATATAAGTATACTGATGGGGTTTAATTAAATCTACTAAAGAAGTAGATACAGCATTTACAGCATTATAAACATGGCCTATATAAGGTAGTTTACATTCTCCAGGGTTATTCATATCTCTGAATTGATTAGACAAAGGCCTAATGTTTACATAAATATCATCACCAATTTTAGTACCTTCCCAAACTTCATTAATGTATTGCCATCTTATTACAGCTCCTAAAGCTGCTAATTCTGGCGTCATTTTAAAATCTTCAGATACAATCGTTTCTTCTTCTTTCCCTGTTCTTGGGTCTACGTAAGTTAAGAATCCAATCTTCCTTAAACTCTTCCAACAAACGTTGGCTACATATACATGAGAACCTGTTTTATTACCTCCATATGAACTACCTGCTTGGGTGCCTGTATCTACATTCGTCCCTTCTAGATCATTCATATTATAAGCAAATCCTGGATAATAATCTTGTCTTCCAGAAGATCCCACTTCACCTTTATCCAAACGATCTATTTCATTCTTAGTAAGAAACTCACTATAAAGATCAATAATCTCACCTACAGCTAACCAGCGTTCCTCTTTGGCCCACTGGGCTTCTTCTATGCTGCGGAGTTCAATTGTCTTGTCGTATTCAAAATTAATGGGATTCACCACTCTTACTTTAGGTTCACCACTATGGTTACCTATATAATAAACCTCCTCTGAGGAGATCAGGGCATGTTCAAACCCTTCATTAAACTTAGTGATAAGACGTTCTTTCTGTATTCCATACTCAAGAATCTGATTACTCGTAACCTCTCTAGGGTGTATATACTCTGTCTTAAAATACTTTTCTATGCTATCTAGTGGTTCAGCCTCTTGGTCGATTATAGCTCCCTGTAAATGTTCTAGAATAGCTTTTCTCTTTTCATCCTGGCGTTGGGAAACTACTTCTCCACTGGTAGCTCTTACTCTATAACTGAAAGGACGTTTCATTTCTTCTCCTTTCAACAACTCAATCTTAGGTCTTACAATGTTGTAATTCTTCATCTTGGTAGCTACCTTGGCATATTGCCCTTGCAGACCATAAGGATTCAATACATAATTGAAATCACTATCTTTAAATATAGAATTGTAGAGGTTATAATTAACTTGTTTATCATATTTTGATGAGCGATTATTAGTAGTTGTCTGACTAGACATATTTATAATGGCATCAACTGATTGTTTTCTCCACTTCTCAGATTTTAACGCGGTTGCTATCTTTTGTGGTGGTAAACTGTTTCTATAGGGAGTGCTTGAATACATATAAGTTTAGGTTAAAAGAATGACCTATCAAAGTATGGGTCTCTTTCTATTTCTTTTTTTTCTTCGATTGCGATATTAAACATCTGTTCACGTTGTAGTACTGCTAACATTAGTGCAATAACTCTATCATAGTTACCAACATCATTATACGAAATTAACTCTTTTATAATTGGTTTGGAATAAATATGGTGTAAATTCATCTTACCCTCACCAACACTCTCTTGAAGCCAATCTCTAAGAAAGACTTCTAACTCAGCTTTTACACCTGTAGAAGTACCATCCTTCTTAATATTCTTGGTCATATTTTGTCCATACGTCCTACTTACTTTACTTGCTCTATTAGCTTTTAAGATAGAAGGAGTATAGGCCAGCAAATATAGTGAATGTTTTTGTTCAAAGTAAGTTTTTATCCCCATTTTTTCATTCTCATATAAACAAAGTGCTCCATAATAGATTAAAAGCCTTCTAGCTTGCTCGTAATAGATCTTTGCAGACTCAGGTCTCGCTGTATACTCAGCAACAATCTTATCATGATTACCACTACCTATTGTAGCTCTCTTCATTAGAATAATAGAACCTAATGAAGAACTGTTAACAGCTTCATCTAAATCATAAGGGTCATTGCCTGCTACATACCAACCATATTGTGCATTAGGATCTGGATGCTCCCATATTTGGATAGCACCAGTATGATCCTGGGATTTCTTAACAGGATAGTCACAAGGTTTAGGATCAGTTCTTTTAAGATAAGGTTTAAATCTAAAGGACTCTCCTTCTGGAATCATAGTACCAGATTCTCCTAACACATCTCCATCTGTAGAAGTCTCTAACCACTTTAAGTGTTCTGCTAGATCTGCAATAGGAAAGATATTACCTGTAGTAAGCAAGAATGCTTCAGACGGAACAACAGGTCTCTGCTGTAATTCATCATTATGGGCTTTCTTATCAGCTCCTTTAGCTGCCTTTTCTCTGGCACGTTCTAAATACTTTACAGCTGGTGCCTTAACAGTATAACCTTTATCGTCCTTATACTGATTAAGAGTCTTCCAAGCAGGAATAAACATACCTATATTAAGAGGTGATCCCTCAAAATCATCGGTAAAAGCTAAACAATCGTATTTTTCTGGATTATAGAATACCTCTTTAGCTGCTTCAGTGGCACCTCCTACCATATCTCCTCCAGTACCAGACATCCAAATAGCTCCAAACTTAACTGAACCATCGGCTGTACATTCTTTCATCTGCCCTAAAGCATCTAATAGATTATCAAAGAATCCAATCTCTTCTAAGCAACTCCAACCAGGTCTTGTACCATTGGCTGCAAAGGGATTATCCTTGAAAGACCTATGTTGTATCTTAGATCTGGATCCTCTCTTCTTCCAGTTACCACCTTCCTTAACATCCACTTCAGCTAACACATGCTTTCCAGACATCCAACTGCCTGAATAAGCCTTAGACAATGGAGAAGGGTGACTAACACCTCCATAAGTGATGTCCCCTCTAAGGTTATTAAGTCCTAACTGTACCTTAGATAAAAGAGTATTACTATAGAATGAATCAATAGCTCCAACTAAGGTCTCAGAACTAGGCTTATCATCTTTATCGTGTAACTGTGAATAATTGGTGGCACCATCAAACAAGAAGTTATGAGCTACTGTAACACTCATCCAGAAAGACTTACCACCACCTCTAGCCTCAATGTCTATAACATTCATAGCCTCATTCTCAAACAGGGGACTACCTAAATTCCTAGTATGCTTCTTAAACAAATATTCCCTGGCTGTTACATATCTCTTTGGAGTTCCATCTTTTTTAAAGCAAGCATCTGGCAATACATTCCACTCATTAGGGTTGTACTCCTCCTCTAAACCTCTATGACAAGAAACATCTTCATCATTCTCAAACCCTGAAAAGCCTCTAGCTTCAACAGTATAATAAGACCTCTCCCATTCCAAATCTCTCAAGAAAGGTTGCCCTAGTGTCTTTACTTTAGCTGTAGCAGTCTTATTTAACTCTATAGTCCAGTAGTTAACAAAGAAATACAAAACTCCAGGCATATATGTGCCATCTACCCACTCTCCCTCTATACACTTCCTCTTCTCCTCTCTCCAAAAGATCTTATGATCCCTAGAAAATGGATTCAATGTAGGTATTATTTTCTTCTTATATGTATTATAACTAACCATTAAATTTCACCTAAATCTGACATACTCAATTGTTGACCACCTTTAACCTGCGAGTCCTTAGACTCCTCATCCAATGTCTTTAAAATCATCTGATACTGATCATAGATAGACTTAGTAGCCTTCATCATATCATCCAATACCTTAGCTG